CCCGAATTTTTCGTTTTCCGGGAATATACAGAAAAATATTTGATTGCTTTGTGAATGTCCGAACTGAACAGCCTGCCGCAGGACCTGCAGGGTCCTCCCGATTACCTCTCCGACGCCTCGCGGGAGTTCTTCGAGCACGTGGTAGCGACCGGGTCCTACGATGCGCCGGCGCGGGCGCTGCTGATCCGCTTTTGTGTGGTCAGAGATCAGCTGGAAAAAGTTCGCTCGCAACTGGCCGACGCGGGGGTGGGCTTCACGTTCACGGACAAGCACAATCAACCCAGAGTGCATCCGCTGGTGAAGCACGAACTGGCGCTCACCAACGAATACGGCAAGCTCTTCCGCCTTCTCGGCTGGGACCAGGCTCCGGACGGACAGCTGCCGTTATTCGGGGGAATGAGGCGCATCTCCGGAATGAGGTCGACCGGTGAGGATTAACCGCCGGGCCCGCGCATTGGCTCAGCCGAAGCGCTCGCGCGCGCAAATTCTCGAGCTGCTATTGGGCCCCAACGGCAAGAGCGTATTCCGTTCCGAGGCCCAGCGCGCGGAAACCTGGGACCTCGTGCGGCGGGAATTGAGCGATGAGTTCGCGGAGCAATGGCACGCCGCCGGCGGCCACGTTAAAGACTTCGCAGCGATTGCCGAAGACTATGCGCGTCAGGTGGTGAGCGGTCGCATCGACGCCTGCAAGTGGGTCAAGCTTGCCTGCCAACGTTATCTGGATGACCTCGCGCGGATTGTCGAATCGGATTTCCCTTACGAATTTTCGAGCCTGAAAGCGGAGCGCGCCTGCCGGTTCATCGAGCTGCTACCACACACGAAGGGCAAGTGGGCGGCCGATGCCGAGCTGATGGTCCTGCAGCCGTGGCAGGTTTTCATCATCGCTTCGATTTTCGGGTGGGTGAAGAAATCGACGAAGCTGCGGCGGTTCTCTCTCGCGTACATCGAAGTGCCAAGGAAAAACGGGAAGTCCCAGCTGGCGGCGGCGATCGGTCTTTACACCTTCGTGGCCGATGGAGAGTTCGGCGCGGAAGTTTACAGCGGCGCGACGACAGAGAAACAGGCGCACGAAGTGTTCCGGCCGGCGGCGCAGATGATCGAGCGGAGTCCCGAGCTGGCCCAGGTGCTGGGTGTAGCTGTAGCGTCGAAGCGGCTGAGCGTGCAGGCGGATGGATCGAGATTTGAGCCTGTCGTAAGGACGCCGGGCGATGGCGCAAGCCCGCACGTCGGCATCGTCGACGAGTATCACGAGCACGACGCGGATACGCTGTTCGATACGTTCCGCACCGGCATGGGCGCGCGTCAACAGCCGCTGCTGCTCGTCATCACGACGGCTGGAACGAACATGGAAGGGCCGTGTAAAGCCCTTCAGGGCGATGTCAGCAAGGTGCTGGATGGATCGCTCGACCGTGCCGAGGTGTTCGGGATTATCTACACGATAGATGCCGGGGATGCCTGGACGTCGGAAGCGGCATTGCGGAAGACGAATCCCAATCTGGATGTGAGTGTATCCCTCGATTTTCTCCAGGTGGAACAGCGGGCGGCGCTGCTGAATGCGCGGAAGCAGGGGATTTTTCAGACCAAGCACATGTGCGTCTGGCTGGGCGCGAACATGGCCTACTTCAATCTTCAGCGCTGGCGGGAGCTGGCCGATCCTGGATTGAAGCCGGAAAGCTTCATCGGGCTGCCGTGCGTCTGTGCGATCGACTTATCGACCAAGCGCGACATCACCGCGCGGATTCTGGGATTCCGAAAAGTCCTCGAAGGCAAGGATCACTACTATATTTTTAGTCGATTCTACCTGCCTGAAGAGCAAGTAGCCAGGCCGGAAGCGCAGCACTATCAAGGCTGGGCGGAGCAAGGCGCGCTGGTGGTTCATTCCGGATCGAGCATCGATTTCGAATTGGTGGAACAGGACACGGTAGAAGAAATCCGGCGCTTCCGGGCTCGAGAATTTGCATTCGATCCGTGGAACGCCGAGCAGTTCGGGCAAGGCGTCGCGCGGCAGACGAAAGCCGTCCCCGTCGAGATCCAGCAGAGCACGCGCATGCTGTCCGCGCCGATGAAGGAGCTTGACGTTCTGATCGCCGATGGGCGGATTCACCACGACGGCAATCCAGTCCTGACCTGGATGATGGGCAACGTCACGGCGCACGAAGACGCCAACGAAAACGTGTTTCCGCGTAAGGAATCGGGTCGGGAGGAAAACAAGATTGACGGCGCGGTCGCGACTATCATGGTGATCTCGCGATTGTCGGTGGCCCCTGCTAAGAGATCGATCTATTCCACACGCGGGTTACTCAAACTGCCTGGTTTTACTGAAGCGATGCGTGCATGAGGCTTTTGTTTTTGGTTAACCACGGTCTATGTCGGCTCGGTGCTATTGCGGGTGCTGGGATCATTCCAACCGAATCGCGCTGCAAGTTCCTGCCCGCGTGCAATGTCCTGGGGTGTGAGCGGCGCCGCGAAGTCGATGTACTTGACCCCTTGCGGAATGATCTCCCCCGGCGTGAAATCAGATTCTTGCCAGCCGTGCTCCATGAGGTACGCGCGCAATTCCGCTTGACTCCATTCGCGGGGCTCGCTCATAGCATCAGTTTAGCGCAGACAGCACGACCGAGGTTTATCACGGAATGGCGTGCCTGATGCTCCCGTACGGCCTTGTGTTCATCCCGGTTGCGGCGAGTACGCAGTACGCAATGGTCGCTGTGAGGATCACGCCGGTGAAGTCGACGAGCGGCGAGGCAAGACGGCGGACCGCGGATATGATGCGGTGTGGCGGCGCTTCCGCGCCTGGTTCTTGCGGCGGCATCCGTTGTGCCACGACTGCGGCTATGGGTCGCACGAAGTCCACCACATCAAAAAAGTTGCGGAGTTTCCAGAGCTACGGTTAGTCGCATCGAACTGTATGGCCCTCTGTAAGGTTTGCCACTCGATAAGAACGGCGCGTGGCGAATAGATTGCTTTTTTATGTTGGCTGCCAGTGTATTGCTCGCCGATTCTTTCGATAGCGCGGTGGTTTTAAGCTGAGGAGAAAAACGATGCAAATGGAAAAGTACGAAGAGCTTGAAAATAGAGCGTCCCTTTCTTCGGAATTAGACGTAATTAAAAAGCACGAAGCTCGAGCCCGCATCCATCAGGAGATCGAACGGATGCGACAATCGGGCGAAGCGCTGACACTCACCGATGAAGAGATCCGCCTTCTGGAATCCTTCCGTCGCTTTAAGCTGCGAATGCGTAAAGACGGAGAGGTTTTCACGTGGCAGACTCGCCGGCCGGAAGGCGTTCAGGTGGTTCAGGAAACGGCCAATATCCTCCATCCTTCGGAAGTTCCATTACCGACGAGGTAATTCGAAAAATCCGCAGCGGGAAGAGCAGAAGCGGCGGGCGATTCAGTATCGGCCAACGGCTAAAAAGAAAACTCGATAAGGAGAAAAAACGCAAATGTCTAACGTCCCCGGGAAACCTCAGACAGTTCTAAGCGCCAGCGGGGCCATCAGCGCCGCGCCAGGCTTGTACCACATCACGAAAGCGGGCGTCGCTGCCCTGACTCTCGCCAATCCGGATCCGGACGGGATCCAGATGACGCTGGTCGACGAAGGCGGTCATGCGCACACCATCACGGTTCCTATCGTCGGCTCGCCTCCGACCGCGGGGCTGAATGGCGGCACGAAATCCATCATCACGTTCAACGGCACGGCGGGCTCTTCTGTCGAGCTGATCAGCCGCGCCGGGAGCTGGTGGACCGGCCCCTTGAACGGAGTCACTCTCAGCTAACGAGAGCTGGCGGCAATGGGGCGCCTGATTGTCATCAAGGAGGACGCCCCAGAGAAGCCTCCCGTTCTTACATCTTCTGAATCTCAGTCCTTCGATCTTCAAGATGGGCTACTGATCGCGGGTATTCTGTCGCTCGAAGCGGCGGCCATTGTGATCTGGTGGCCTTCGGCTTTGATTCTCGCTGGTCTGTTTGCTCTGGGGTTTGTCTTTCTGATGGAACGGGCGAAGAAGAAGAAATGAAGCGTCCCTTTTTGGTGGCTGCCCGTGCAGAGCACGCCGATTCTGCCGATGGCGCGGCTGAATTTCCAAGCCCTGAAGCCCTGGCCAAACTCGCCTATGAAAGGTATGTGAATTACGGCTCGCGTCGCTGGGAAGACCTCGACGAGGGTTACCGGGAACGATGGCGGCAAGTGGTGCAAGTGTTGCTCGATTCCTGTACGCGCTATGTCGAGCGTAAATTCTCAGCGGGAAGAACAGAAGCGGCGACCGCTTCAGGACCGGCCAACGGCTAATGAAAAAGCTCAATGGGAATCCTCACCCGTAAGCTTGGCGTCTACGCCATGACGCTGGAGGACCCGGCCCAGCCGCTGATGCCGCCTTCTGCGCTGTTCGAGTCGCTGGGGCTGGGACGTTCCGACGCCGGCGTGATGGTGAACGAGCGCCAGGCGCTACGGCTGCCCGTCGCGTATTCCTGCATCAAGGGAATCAGTGAGGATCTTGCGTCAACAGCGTTCGAGGTGATCCAGGAGCTGCCCGACGAGTCGATGCGAACGGCGAAGACTCACCGGCTCTGGCCGATTCTACATGACGAATGGAATCCCCAGATGGCGAGCATCGTGGGGCGGGCAGCGATCATCTCCTCAGCGCTCGGATGGGGCAATGGCTACGCCTGGATCAAACGGGACCGGGCGGCGCGTGTCGTCGGGCTGTATCCGCTCGAATCGGGCAAGACGTCGCCAGTGAAGCTGAAGGGCGAGCTGAAGTATGCAACGACGCAAACAGATACCGGCGTGCCGATCTACCTGGACCCGGAGAACGTGTTGCACGTGATGGGGCTGAGCAACGACGGCGTAGTCGGACTCTCTCCGATCCAGCTTGCCAAGAACGCTTTCGGCTTGGGTATCGCCGCGGAAAAATTCGGTGCACAGTTTTTCGCCAATGGCGCAAGAGCTACAGGTGTACTTTCGTATCCCGGAGCACTCGAAGAAGAAGCCGAAGAGAACCTGAAACAGTCGCTTCGGGAAATGGCGACGGGCGAAAATGCCAACGCTCCCGTGCTGCTCGAAGAGGGGATGAAGTGGGAACAGATCTCCATCAATCCAACTGACAGTCAGTTTCTCGAGACGCGAAAGTTTCAGCGCGCCGATATAGCCGGGATGTTCCGCTATCCCATGCACCTGCTGGGCTCGCTCGAAAGGTCCACGAATAATAACATCGAGCACCAGGGGCTCGACTACGTGCGCTATTGTCTGCGGCCCTGGGCGATCCGGCTGGAGCACGAAGTCAACCGCAAGCTGCTGGCGTCTCCCTTTACCGCGGAGCATAATTTCAACGACCTGCAGCGTGGAGACTTCGCGAGTCAGACGGCAGGTCTCCAGATCCTCCGTAACATCGGCGTGTACTCGGCAAACAAATGCCTGCGCGTGCTTCGTCAGAATCCGATCTCCGCGGCGGAAGGCGGCGACGTGCTGAC